TACGAAGGAACCACGCTGCTGAAAACATTCACATTTTTGTCCGGAAACATCGACGCGGCTGTATTGTCCATTAACGATGACGCGGAAAATGTCTGGCTGATAGCCGAAAAGGTTGCTGCCGGAACCCTGGCCGCAGTGACCAGTTCGGCAATGACCGGCGGGAACAGCGGGATATCCGGAATCACGGCGTCGACCTACACGGCGGCAATGGCGGCTTTCGAAACCCAGACGTTCAATATCCTCAGCCTTGACGGGATTACGGATGCTGCCATCCAGACCAGCGTAGCGTCCTGGACAATCCGGATGCGCAATCAAGGCAAGTGCATCATGACAATCA